AAATAGGCAATGGTGTGATCAACTAAAACTTTGTTGAAATCAATTGTTTTGATTGTTGCTTCTTCAGCCTTGCGCTGAATATCATTCCATGAGTAGAAAGTTGGAAATTGAGGTGATTGTGTGAAAAACATAATTATCTCCTGTAAAGTTAGACAGCCCGCTTAGGCACTGTTCTATCATTATATAGTATTTTTGTTGCTTTGCACAATAGATTTAAGGTGATCTTTGCGTATCTTCGCCGTTACCCAATCATTGTAGTAATTTTCACTCAGCAAGGCATGGCGTGACATTATCTCATATGTCTCCCAATACGAACATTCAGATTTGCTTTTACACAAATGAAGTATTATTCTTCGGTAGTTGCTTTCACCGGCTGCTGCGATTTCTCTTTTGAGTGTGTCGTTGGAACCGTAATAGTCTTTCCAGTCTGAAGGCTTTCGTATCTTTTTTTTCTTGCCGTTGATTTGTCTTGTGCCAGCCTGCGTAAAGTATTTGCGTCCAATATATTTTCTTCCCGTACTAAGATTTTCTATCAGATAGACGAAACCAAATGATGTGCCGTCATACTCATACGGCGCACCATCGTAGTACCATGTCATAGTGGTTCTTCGTCATCGTCATCATGGAGGTCTTCATCATCAAAACTTTCATCATCTAAAAGTAAAAACTCTCCACAGAAGGGACAATGTATTGGGTCTGATTCAGTGTGCATTTCATTGTAAGAAATACTAAATTCGGAACCACATGCTGTGCATTCATGTTGTATTCTCATAATTAGTTACACCAAGATTGTTTGGCTTCACCGTAGTATTCACGTGCAAAGCCATTTTGAATTAACATTGAACGAAGACTTTGACCATCTAGAATGATGTCTCCCAATACACGACCACCAAACTTATCCCACGCATAAAGAATGACTTGACGCTTAGAAGATTTAGCAACGGCATTGGTTGTAAACTTTGTCGCCAACTTTCCCCTTTCATCCTCCTGTGGACATTGAGCCCTAAAACCTTTTTCTGGTGTATCTACACCATAGATGCGAACAGCAAGTTCGGGCTTCAGTGGCGCTGGCAAAAATGGTGCTGCGATAACAACTGTGTCGCCATCGTTTACACGAACAATTTGTGCATCATATGTTACACCTTGTGGTGCTTTTTGTGCCAGTGCCAGTGACGGCAATAGCATGATCATTAACAGCAATTTTTTCATACTGATTCCTTACAAACAAGATTGAGAATGTCAAAGCGTGTGGTGTGCGGCACGTTCAAACTAACAATGTTTGAATTGACTTCATATGAGTTGCGAAAAACTACTTTATTATTTGCATCAACATACAAATCCATAAGCATCATGAGTTGTTTTCTACCACAGTGCAATGAACCAAATACGTACAATGCACTTACAGGAACATCTACACCATAAAATTCTTGTGGAACATGATAAGGCACATATGCGTGAAAACTAACAATTTCTTGTTTAGCGCCGACTGTGCTTTTCTCAATGTATATATCATAACCATCGGACTGAGTTACAAAATGCCAGTCGTTTTGATTGTGGATGATTTTATCATCGTTTGTGAAGTTAAGCCGGTATTCCGACTCTTCTGCATTTACCGAAAAGGCTAAAAGTGCTGCAATGACAAAAGAAAATAGGTGCTTCATGGCATCCCCCCGAAACACCTATTTAGAACACAAATCAACTCCAGTATTTACTGTTGTCCAATTTATCCCAATACTTTTGATTATTACGATTTATGAAGTTTTTGATCAAATACCAACCCATACCAAAGTAACCCATTTTTTTGAATCTACGGGCATCTTGACCAAAATAATGATTTATGATTTTGAATTTTTTGGGATCATACATTCGTGAAAGAAAGTAATCTTCAGAAGTTGAAAATCTTTCTTTAAAGCCACCAAACTCATTAAACTTATCTCGGCGGGTCAACATAAATGCACCAATAGCAAAAGGTGAGAAATGTTTTAGTATATGATTAATTCTATTGAAGATAGCAAATCCTAATGAGGCTCGCCAATCTTTTTCATAGCACTTAATGTTACAAGTTATCAAGTCTAACTCTTCATGCTCAATTTCAAACACAGCATCACGAATAGTATATTCATCAAAGAATATCACATCGGCATCTATGAATAGAATATAAGGTGTAGTAACTAGTCTAGCTGCATTGTTTCGTGCTGTAGAAACTGGACCACCTTCAATTATTTCTACATTGAGTTGTGATCTATTATCTTTGATTACCTGTCTGGTGTTGTCTGTTGAACAGTCAGCAATTATGATTCTGGTATTGCCTATTTTTTGCGAACGTAGAGAATTGAGCAAATGAGATATATAATTCTCTTCATTTTTACACGGTATCACTATTGTGATTTTATCTGCTACTGAACCTTTTGGCATTTGCCTTCCACCTTAAAATTGTCAAACTTCAACCAATATGTCATGCTCCGCAGAACTTGTTCACATTGCTGCTGTGTCTGAAACTGTAGATTTATTTTTCCCGGTATGTCTTTTGGGTCGTTTATGTGTACCGCTATCAATATCATCAACCACATCATCGGTCTCCTGTGTCCATGTGACTATTTCCCATCGGCCATCATGATGTTCAACAAGTGCAGTCAACGATTCAACCCAATCACCATCATTCATATAGATAACGCCACCAATCTCTTTTATTTCAGCATGGTGTATGTGACCACAAATCACACCATCATAGCCTTTTTTCTTACAATAACCTGCTAGATTTTTTTCAAACTGAAACATAAAGTCTACTGCTTTTTTTACCCGGCGTTTAAGATAGCGACTGAGACTAAAATAACCAAAGCCCATTCTATGTAGGATGCTATTGATTCTAGTATTAATAGATAAAACGGTGTCATATGCTTTGTCTCCTAAAAATGAAAGCCAAGGAGCTAGTCTTGTAATACCGTCAAACAAATCACCATGTACAACAAGATAGCGTTTACCATCGGCACCATTGTGTTCTATTTGATTGTGTATTTTTACCATTCCAAAATTCAAATTGTATTGTAAATACGGTCTGAGAAACTCATCATGATTTCCTAATACATAAACTACTCTAGTGTCTCTCTTAGCATGACCTAATATTCTGCGAACCACATTTGTATGACTTTGCTTCCAACGCCATTTGTTTTGTTTGATTTTCCATGCGTCAATTATATCACCTACAAGATATAATGTTTCACAGGTATTATTTTTGAGAAAATTATTGAGTGCTTCAGCCTTGCAGTCTTTTGTTCCAAGGTGAACGTCTGAAATGAAAATACTGCGATATGTTTTTTGCATAATTGTTCTGGTTACGGTTCCAGAGTCACCCTATTATTGTGACCGATTTTCTTCGTTTTCTATTATTTAGAAATTACAATCAAGGAAACGAAACTGTAACAATTACGCTGCTTTACCCCAAACAGTTTCCCAATTACCAGACAATGCACCTTTTGAGTAATCTGTAGCACGATTCTCAAAAAAGTTTGTGTGTGTTGGTGCGTTAATCATCTCTTCAACCCATGGAAGCGGATTCTTTTTAACTTTGAATACACCCTTGAGACCCAGACTAATGAGGCGACGATCAGCAATGTAGCGTATGTAAAGTTTAACGTCATCAGCAGATAGACCAGACATGTCACCCATATTAAAAGCAAGATCAATAAACTTGTCTTCGAGTTCAACCATTCTTTCAGCAATGGTGTAGATTTTTGATTTGAGGTCGTCATTCCAGATTTCCTTATTCTCTTCGATGTAAGTGCGGAATAATTTAATCATCGACTCAGCGTGTTGTGTTTCATCCACGATTGACCAAGTAATAATCTGACCCATGCCTCTCATTTTACCGGTGCGTGGGAAGTTAAGTAACATGATAAAGGAACTGAATAGTTGCATCCCTTCGGTGAAAGCAGAGAATACTGCAATATGAGCAGCAGTAGAAGCCCTATCGCCATTCTGTGTGCTAATACCAAGAAGATAATCATGTTTTGAACGCATTTCTTCATATTCCATAAACTCCGTGTATGTGGTGTCTGGCATACCAAGTGTTTCAATTAGATGTGAGTATGCTGCGATGTGTAATGCTTCACGTGCTGCAAAACCTAGCAACATCATTCTTACTTCAGGTTGTGGAAAGTATGGCAAATAATTCTTGACGTAACCACCTGCCACATCAATGTCACCTTGTGTAAAAAATCTAAAGATATGTGTAAGAAAGTTCTTTTCTTCTTGTGTCAGTTTGTTTTTCCAATCTTTAACATCTTCAAGCATAGGAACCTCGGTGTGAATCCAGTGACTCTGTTCGTGACGTAACCATGATTCGTAACACCAAGGATAGGCGAACGGCTTGAATGATGTTCTTTCATCTGTTAGTTTTGTGTTTTGCTTTTTAATCATTGATGAATGCCTCTAGTTCTTGTTTTGTCTTATTGCCTACTAATCTTTTTGTTGCCATGTTATCTTCCATCATCACCAATGTTGGTACACCACGAATACCAAATTCTGCTGCTATTTCTGGTTGTGCGTCAATGTCGATTACTTCAATTGGCACATTTGTTTGTACATCTTCTAGTGTCTTTGCTAACATCTTACATGGACCACACCATGATGCTGTAAATCGAACGACCTTTTTCATTTGCCTTGACCTCTATATTTTTTGTGTGAACGCTTTTCATGTTTATTCATTGATGCTGTTTTCTTTTGACCACCTTGTTTGGTGCGTTTGTGTACTTTTTTGTGTTTGTTCACGTTAGGTGCTTTAACTGACATAATTTCTCCTATTCATACATTACTGTTTCAGTGTCACCCAAAGACCATTTGGGATTTTGTTCTACAACATACTTCTTAGTACAAACTTTGAAATCAGGAAACTTCAATTGTTTTGGATTACTTGCTGCGTCTAAAAACAAACAACGATTGTTTGGCTGTGCTGCATACTGACCATTGTATAATTCAATGAAGTTGAAACTCTTATGATCTTCTGGCCATTCAGCATAACTTGTATCTATAATATTTAAGTCTGGTGCTGAGTGATCTACTGTAAACAAATAGTTGCCTTCGTAGAACTGTTTATCTTTGGCATAAAACTTACATGTAAGATTACGCACAAATGCTTTTTGTATCACAGTGAAATCATAACTGAAACAGTCCCAGATTTGCAATGTGTCTAAAGATAAAAAAGTTTTTGGGAGATTATCCGTTCTGCTAACAAAAGCATGTAATGGTAGTTTATCGTAAAGTGCGCCATAGTTTGGTAGATATGCCTCTATTCTGAATGCTTGACCTCTGATGCTTTTGATTGTAATCCAAATGCATGGCTCATATTCACCATGACCTTTTTCAAAATCATACAGAAATTCCTTGCGTATGTAACAATGTACTGGTGGTAGATTTGCTACTAAATGTGCCATTTTTTCTCATGTAAATGAAATTTCATGCCAACATATGTTCCTGCAAATGCACCAAGAACTGCTGGTATAATCATTGTGTTGTCAGTAGTGTAGTTGATTACTGCTACACCACCTAAAAATGTAATTGCTGATGCCCAAATGCTTGATGCAAGTGGTTTATCATTCTGTACTGATTTAAGTAACTGCGTATAAACAATGTCCGTAAAAAACATACAAACAAATGTAAAAATATATGCCCACATTATTTTTTCTCTTCAACTTTCTTTTCTACTGGTGGTGGCTCGGGTGGCCAGATTTGTTCTTTGATATAATTGGCTCCGAACCAGCCCCATGCTGAAAAGAAACCCCACATCATAATTTCAAGTATCATGTTACTTCTCCAATAATCTATTCACAAACTCTCTCAAAAGTTTATGATGTCTCCCTTGATGCCAATGTTTATGTAGATATGGTTTACTGTACCAATACTCTTCTGCTTCTAAGTGTGGACCAATTAGTCCTATTTTGTTTTGTATGACTGCTGCTGGATCACCGTTGCTGTATCTGGCAATTGTTTCAAACTTTGATTCATCTCCGACAAATGCAGGTCCATCGTAAAAGAAGAACCTGTCTGTGTTGCCTTGCCAGTCACATTCAACTGCTTTGGAATAATATCGTTTAGTACAGGTATTTGGTCGTCGTATGTATTGTTTGGCTTCAATGCCATCCACAATGTCCAAAAAATGTTTGTCAGCCCAATAAGCACCCATGCATATACCGAGAAATCTACCACCATTTTCAATGTACTGTCTGACACTAGATTCATGATATTTAAACATATGGTCATAGGTGTCAGCATCGCCAATGCCACCAGGAAAGCAAACAAGATCCACATCGTTAAAGTAATCGTCTTCGATTTCATGCTTGGTAAAAAGTTTATAGTTATAGTTAGCACCTAGTGCTTTGATAATACCATTACATGATTGTACAGAACACCTTGGGTGCTGTACGAAAAGAGCAATTGTACAACTCATTTTTCTTCTTTTTTATTCTCCTGCTCTTTCTTTTGCGGTTGTTGAACAGGAGTTTTTTCCTTGTAAGTTGGCCTTTTTGGATGAGGCTTTTGTTTTTTTGGATTTAGTTCGAATGACATTTAGCCCTCACATGCTAAACAGACCTCCTCAGTAGCCAGTTGCTTCAGATCAATTTCTTGAATGATTTCACGTTCAATCTTTTTGGATACTTTGTCAGCCTTTGCTAGTTTTTCTGAACGACAGTAGTACAACGTTTTAAGTCCTTGCTTCCATGCTTGAAAGTGTACAGCATGTAAGTATTTAACATTTACATCAGGTCTAAAAAAGAGGTTAAGGGATTGCGCCTGGTCAATGTAATGTTGTCTGTCAGCAGCGTGGTCCACGACCCATCTTTGGTCAATTTCCATACCAGTTTTGTAGACATCTTTGGTGTAGTCATCCAGGAAATCCAAGTGCTGGACGGAACCGTCGTTTGCAATGATACTTGACCAGATTTCTTGATAATCCAATTTGCTGTCTGCATTACATTTCTCCTGAATAATTTTATCTAGAAATTTATTCTTGTTTAGAAAAGCACCCGAAAGAGTGTCTTGTCTATAAGCATTAGCACGATAAGGCTCAACGGAAGGACTAGTATTACCCATAATAATGGAAGATGAAGCATTAGGAGCAATGGCAAGCATATGGCTAAACCTTTTACCTGTACCAACAGCATCAGGAGCCTCACCTCTTTCTTTTCCGAGTTCGTAATTTGCTTCATCTAATCTCTCACGAATATGTTTGAATACTTGATTGTTCAATGACTTTGCTACTGCTGATTCGAACGCCACATTTTTCTTCTGTAGAAGAGCATGATAGCCAAGAGCCCCCACGCCAATGCTGCGCTCTTGTTGAGCAGAGAACCTGGCTCGGTGTATAGCATCAGGAGCATTGTCAATAAAATACTGAAGTACATTATCAAGCATTTCCGCCAAGTCCCGCAGAAAAAGTTTATCATTTTTCCAATCATCATAATACTCCAAGTTTACAGATGAAAGACAGCAAACTGCTGTGCGTTGTTTATCTGTAGGTAAAATAATTTCACTACAAAGATTTGATTGTTTGATGCTCAGACCTTTTTCTTTCTGAAACTCTGGCATCAAACGATTTGATGTGTCAATAAAGTGAATATATGGTTCACCAGTGAGCATACGTGTTTCAAGTATGCGTTGCCACAATTCACGTGCTGATATTTTATCTTTGACTTCACCTGAATGTGGGTCTTTGAGTTCCCATGTATCGTCAGCATCATGGTCGAGCATACATTTTTCAATCAGATGCATGAAGTCATCAGTAATATTGATGCCATGATGTAGATTCAGTGTACGTAGATTAGGATCACCCGTAGGTTTTCTCATCTCTAAGAAAGAAATAATATCAGGATGACTGATATCAAGATAGGCAGCATAAGAACCACGACGGGTACGACCTTGCCTGTATGCCAATGAAGATGCGTCATAAGTGCGTAGATGAGGCATGATACCAACGGACTTATCATCAGCAGAACGAATTCCCAATCCAATTCCAACTCCACCCCCTAACATTGATAACCAATTTACTTCCGAAAGAGTATTGACCAAACCTTCTGCTGAATCATCCAGATAGGGTAGAAAACAACTGATAGGCAGACCACGCTTACTGCGGCCAAAAGATAAGATAGGAGTAGAATAAGAAAGCCAGTGCTTACTAGAATAATCGTACAACCTTTGAGCATGATCAGGATTGGATGCAAAGGCTGCGGATACAAATGCGAATCTCTCTTGTGGGCTTGTTTCGTCCTCACGCATGTACGATTCTCTAAGTCTTTTAATTCCGAGTTCATCAAATAAGTTATCCCTTGTATAGTCTATTGTAATGCTGCTCTTATCTACCATTTCTTCTCCATTGTTATTGTTCTAGTGCTGCTACTACATTTGGAAATTTATATTCAATAATTTCCCAACATGCTTTTGCTACATTCATATGTTCTTTTTGTGTGCCGTTTTCCATACGCAACTGACAGTAATGAATCCAACTACGTAATGTGCCATTCATGTACATGCGTGACTGTGTGTTGCCTTCTGGTAATACTACACGTGCTTGTTCTTTTGCAATACCATTTTCAATCGCCCAATCATATGCTGCTTTTATTTCAGCAATCAGATTAATTTGTTTTGTTTTCCATTCTGACTGCAATTCATTATCGTCAGTCTCAATAGAGTTTTGACGATTCTTTGTGTCTTGTAACCTTGCTTCACGTAGTTCGAAACCTAAATCTTTCGTCGGGTCAGCATATCTTTGACTGAACTCTTGAAAAGAAAAACTACGATGTCGCAAGATTTGTCTTGCAATGTCTCTTGTAGTGTTTATTTCCATAACGACATTGACCATTTCAAATGGTGACCAATGTTGATTTTTGATAAGATAACGAATCAATTTTGCAGGATCACTGTTCATTCCCTGATTGCTTGGATTTGATACACGTGCCATGTGTACAATCAAATCTTCAGCAGAACTGTAACCATTCAATGGTAACGTTATACCAACTAACTTCACACTCATAATTTCTTCCAAAAAGTAAACTTGGCTATAGCCTCAAGACCATAAAATGTATTACTATCTATGATTTCTTGAATTTCGCTAGATGAAAAACCGTTCAGTATCATTTCATTTATATCTTTACCTTCAATGTTATCGGGCCAAATTACAACATTATGATTTGATTTGATAGCATCTTCAATCAACTTACATACTTCTTTATTTCTTGGTTCATTGTCAAATACCAGAGTAATTTTTTCTGCTTGAATATTTTTCACCGTTAAAGATAAATTTGCGTCACCTGATGCTAGGCAGTTATTCAGAAACAAGCTATCAAGCGGACCTTCAACAAGATAAACACGTTTCTTTAAATCAACTCTGTCCATGCCAAAGACAAGTTTGTTTGTTGATTCATTTGTTCTCAATGTAACATAGCGTAGTGTGCGGTCGCTTGTCTCTAAAGCACGACCAGACACAGCAATTAATTCATTCTGGTAATTAAAATATGGTATAACTAGTCTTGCGTCTTCAACTAGTTTCTTATCGTGATTTGGTATAAGCGCATCACAAAATGCTTTGTAGTTTGAAGTGAACAACAACTTATCATAATGTTCCTCGGGTATTAAACGATTCTCAACGTATGTTAAACAAAAATGTCCACTTGGTAAGTTACTGAGCCATTCCCCATGTTCAAATATGCTGCGCTTTTTGATGTGATCAAATTTGGGTGGTTGGGTGACGATTCGTGGTGAAAATTCACTTTTTCTGTGATGCGTATTGGCAGTTCCGGTTGTGCCCGACTTGTACTTTTCGAGTACATATTCTCCATGTAAGGATGGGTCGATGTGCTTGAGGAAATTGGCGACATTTGTTCCTACTCCACAGTTATGACAGCGATAGAATAAATCATTGCCCTTAGCAAACATATAGCCTCGGGCTTTGAGTGTGTTAGTTTTGGAATCTCCACAATATGGGCATGAAAAGTTCCAGAGATTGTCGCCTTTCTGTTTGAAGTTACGCAAACGGGAAGAGGTCAATCTCACATATTTTGTATCAATATAAAGAGCCATACTTTCATTATAACATTACTGCTCAAGAAAATCAATTAATTAAAAAACTTTGCCAGGTATTCAAACTTTACGTTAGAAATGATCCATGCAACAACCACAACACCACCGGCAACCATCCACTTCCACTGCATCAGAGATTTTAGATCATCATCTTCTTTTTGATTGTGTTCGGTAATATGATCACGTAACGATTTAATTTCATCCATGATTCTACGTTCTGTCAGTTCAATCTTATCGGATAGATTTCTGTCCGTGGTAGTAATCCTAGAATGAAGTTCTTTGATATCGCTAACGGTATCTTCTTTGCGTTTGTCCATGTCTTTGTAAATCTGGTTGACAATGTTGGTATTGTTATCTGAAAGTTTCTCAATAACACGGTCCATCTTCTCACAGAGGTCAACAAGTGTGTTGACTTTCTCTTTGAGAACGCCAACTTCCACTTTGAGTGCTACATCTCCGTCCATTGCTTATTTCTTCTCAGGAATCTTTGTTCCCTCTAACTTCTTGTGAACTTTGATTGTCTTACATACTTCTTTTTCTTTTTTAGTTTTGTTATCAAACTCTTTGACACACACTTTCTTTTCTTCAGCAGCAAAAGCAGCATTTGTCAGTGGTGCTAAAAGCAGAAATAAAACCATTGAGATGAATGCGATTTCTTTTTTCATTTTTCTTCCTTCGAAACAAATTTTTCGGTTGCAGTAAATCCCAATCCACCAAGCACAACATACATTATAACATCAAGTGTCTGAGGATTCAATTTCTTTTCAAAAAATAACTCGGCAATAAAACCAGTAGCAAGCAAAAGAAATGCCAAGAAGGTAATAAACCTTTTGCTACTGGGTTGCTGCTCACCTTCAGCGGTGAGCATTTGTATCATAAACTTTTTCACAGTTCTGGATGTGGTGGCTGTGCTGGTGCTTCTTTACCACCAAAGCCTGTTGCTACTGTTGGTGTAAATGCCGAAAACGCATCAATGCCTGCTGATACACTCATTGGCGCACCAAACGCAGCCATGCTCATTGGTGAACTCAAACCACCCGAACTCATTGGTGCTGATGGTGGTGATGGTGGCGGTGGCTTGTTTGCTGCTTCAAGTGCTTTTGCTCTCAACTCCTTGTCATCACCAGCAAGCATAATACCTGATAGTGTGCCAGTCAAGAACGTAGCAATTGGAATAATCAATTCAAAAAACTTGTTGTCTACAGGACTCATGCCGTTCATTGGCTGAGTAACAAAAATCAAACTATAAAGAACAACAAAGACAATACCAAACAGTGTAAGACCTAAAATGATACCAATGAAAAACTTCAGTCGTGCGTTTAGTTCTTCAGTTGTATATCTCTCTCCTGACCATAACTCCTTAATCATTTGCAATCTCCTCTAGATGGTACTTGCTGCATTTGTGGTGAAGGCTGACCAACTTTATTCTTTTCGTAATGTGTCAAGTCTTCTGGGCAAGTACCGTTTGCGCTACAATAGGGTTTTTTACATTGCTTTGTATCCCAGTTTTCTGGGTCTTGGCATGGATAACGATAGTTTTCCTGACAAGCAACTAACAATGGTAATAGTAATAGTGCTAGATATTTCATTAATGGGCTCCTAGAACATGAAGGGCGTGTTCATAATGTTTCTTACGATCCTCAAGTCCTATGGTTCCACCATTAATTCTCTTTGTCATACCAACAATATCACCCTTATCCGCAAACGCATTGATTTTGTTTGTTTCCCAAAACCAACAAGCAGATTGAGCAGCACCTTCGAATGTTTGTGTATATTCTGCTGCTTCTTCTGGAGAAATTTCAAGTGATGCGGCAAACCAAGCATAGTTTGTTTTGCCAGTCAGTTGAATCAGTCCACGGCCACGATATTTGTAGCCGTCACCAGATGCTTCGTTGCCATTACCCATACGGTCGGCGTAAATACGATTAGCAATTTTCTCTGGCTTCTTTTCGTATGCTTTTGCAGTTGCCATATCTGGAAAATACTTTCCAAATATTTTCATCAGACTTTCTGCTTTGTAGTTCAAGTTCTCTGTGAGAAAAACAAAACCACCAGACTCATGTGAGCATTGTGCAATAAACGATGCAATACGCTGTGGCGTATTGATTTCATAATCTGGAAGTAATTGGCTTAATGCTTTGTGCCACTGGTCAATATATGGGTTTTTTGGTAGTAATTGTTTTAATTGTTCTTTTGTGAGTTCCATGTGTATCCTCAGGTATTATTTTACGGAATCAAAAATCTCCTTTTGTAATCTATACCATTCTATCCACATATCAACTTTGTCACTACACTTATGATACTCCATGTAGTTGTCAGATACGACCGTAATCACATCACTCAGTTTGGTCGTGTCTTCTTTTAGTTGTGTCAGTGGCGGGCAAGGCTTTCCTAATGATTCTGGCATTTCAGGAAACTTGCGGGCCACTGGCACAGTAGTGCTACAGCCAGACAGCAATAAAACTATAAGTAATTTTTTCATGGCTTCTTGGCTGCTTCGTTCAAAATACTTACTACGTTGGGATCAAGTTCACACTTCGCATCAATAACTTTTTCCACTTCCTTAATCTTTTGGACAATAACCTCTCGTTTTTCAACGACTCTCTTTGTTCTCTCTCTGATCTGCGTTTCAATAACAACATTTGTCTGCTGTGATTTCGCTTCTGCATCTTTCACTTTCTCCTCTAGTTCAGCCACTCGTTGACGCCATTCTTGCTCTACGCTATAGCCTCCTTTCCAATATATACCGACACAGAGCAGTGCTATGGAAACATATTTGATTATGTTCGCATAGTTGCTAATGAATAATAGTCTGCTACCTATGAAACCTAAGATGGTGCCGATGACACCACAAACTAAAACTGTATTAATAATGAATAGAAGAAAACCAGAGGGCAAAAAACTAAGAAGCCACATTTGATTTTCTCTTTAGGAATGAAATGAATGTCGCAGTCTTGCGTTTCTTGACACCAGGTTCACCCTGTGGTCCCACACCAAGTCCGGCAATAGCACCACCACCGACTGCGTTTGCTGGTGCGCCCATAGCACCAGCATCTTCTTTGAGTGGTTTACAGACTTTATCGGCATTACACCAATAATAACCTGCACCACATTCTTTTTTGAATTCGTTAGACATAGTTTTATTTATGTTATTAGTACCCTGTACCACCAACATTATAGCCGGTATATACAGTCCACGATGTTCCTGTGCTATTTCCCACCATAACATAACTCTGATTTGCAGTCACACCACGATTAGATGGTCCCAAATCACCACCGGTTAGTTTTGCAGTTGCGCTGTATAAACCAGAAATAACACCGGTAGTATTATTTCCTCTTGCTTGCACACCAACAAGCAATTCGAGCCAAGGATTACCACCAGTCAAACTTGGATTGAAGAATGTCAATTCATACACCATGTTTGGATTACCAGGTGTACCAGAAGTAGACGCCGTACCCTCCCAACGCAATCTTCTATAATCCGTGCCAGAAACAATTGTAGATACTCTTTGCCAAGAATTATCGGTACCAGCAAAAAAGATTTTATTCAGTGCTGGATTGCTTGCACTCAAGCCATTGAATTGAGTTGATCCTGAACCAAATGTTACATAATAATTTGAATTGGGAAAGAAGTTTGTGTAGCCTGTATTGTTATAGTTCCAAGTAAACGGTAATGCTACTACTGTGTTAGCATCGTCGGCTGTTGCTGATACTAATGATGTCCAACCAGAAGCCGGAAAAGGACTTTGAGCGCCAGCACCAAGAACTGGTGCCTTTGTGCCAGTGTTTAATGTATAAACGCCACTAACTGGTATCTGTGAATCAACGTAGATTCCACCAGTGATTGTGATGCCAGGTCCGATTATCATTTTAGATTTCTGAGAACTTCTGCGACATTCATATCAATCGGTATGTCTGATGATACGATGTCTGTGCCGTTGATGCCACGAACTTTTTCTGGCATAAGATTCAAAAATATCAAATATGTTTTGAGAATACTGTAATCACTTTTGTTGGTGTGATAAAACATTATTCTTGTTGACACTTCAGGACCAAAAATGTTATACAAAACAACAATGTGATTGAGTATTAATCGCTCACGCATTTCACCATGTTTAGAGTAACGTCTGAATAATCGTTTGAGATAATTCAATCGCTTCATATCTTCAGTGAACTCACTCATGATACAGTTAGGCCTATCATAAGCCTTAGCAGCATATAACATGATATTTTCTTCAGTCAGATTCTCAAACGACATAATAAATGCGGCTGACCGAAGCCAGCCGCTAATTCAATCAAGAGTCAGGTGCAATAGCGTCATCAGATGCGTCACCAGTCATTGAACCCATTGCTACCAGAGTTTCAAATGTGGTGCGACCATTGCGTCCACCCATTGTGAAGGTGAATGCAGTGTTACCAAATGTGTTCGCTGTTGGTGTACCAGTATACAAACCAGCATTCGAAATTGAAATGCTAGAGATTCTACCAGTAGCAGCAGTCGTTACGCTGACTTGTGCGGAGGTGTTGTTTGTACCACCACCAGACAATACCAGTGTATATGTGCAGGCCGATGCTGCTGGACCTACAGCGTCAGTGTTTGCTGTAACGGCTGTAACTGGGCCTGAACCTTTTGTGCGTGCTACCCAACCAGCATGTGTTGGTTGACCGTCAGTGATAAGTGGCTCTTCTGTCGTATCTATACCGAATACACCAAACTCTACATTTGTGCGGGTTGCACTCATGTATGTGTTACCAAACACTGATGAAGTTTCTGAATTAGCTATACTTTCACCAGTAGTTGATACATCGTAGCCTGTTAGACCCGAAAAGTTTGGAGCATTGTTAGATGCGTCTACATTTCCCCAAAGTGGCATGTTTTTCTCCTATAAATCTTTGATTGTTTATTTATGTTTTCTGCATATCGCTAGACAATTCGGGGTCTTTTTGAAACTTGTCCGATGCCTCTTCTTTATCTTGCTTTTTTCCTTTTGCAGCATCTCTTACGATTTGTGCTTTACGGGATAGAGTTCTTGCCGCTGCACTTGGCTCGTCAACGGCTTCACTTACAGTCTTCCAGCCACCCCCCTTTGACTTGTACCACTTTGATGCCCAACCGTTGGCATATGCAGAAGGATACACATCAAACTTTTGTTTTGCTAGTGCTTTTGCTTTAGACCACAATGCAGGATTGGTCGGAGCATTCTTTTCTTCAAGATACTCAATCTCTTCGTTGACATGACCATACTTCTTTTTGTACCAATCAGGCATGCCATTCTTTTTTCTCCAATGTCTTACAGTCGCAGAATCATTTGCTTGGTCACGATACTTGTTTTCTGCTGTTGTGTTATGACTCTTCATTGCTTCTGCTGCTTCATGTGCATCTTTGGCAATGTGAACTAACGCCTCATTAGATTTCTTATGATACTCATGACCTTCTAGTGGATGACGCTGTGATGGGCGACCTTCTTGAAGTTCAACTTCTTCTTTTACACGCTTACGAGCAAGTTCCATACTCTTGGCTGTTCTGTCAAGAGCAGCAGCAGCCAATGGCTTTTCTCTTGGTGCGCCCATGTTTGCCTTTACTGCTCTTTTTGCTTGCTTAAACCTGACCTTGTCGAGATATGATTTAGCTGTATCAGAACTAATCTCATCTAGATGTTCAACTTCTTCATTCTTAGGCTTGATGCCTTTTTTCTTCATGTTGATAGCAATCGCCGCTTGTTGTGCAGGATTAGCTGCTTCGTTCAATTCACCACGCAGATAATTTGCTGCGGTAGAAATATAATCTTCAGCAAGTGTAATCTTTGATTGTACCCACTCTGGTAGATTTGTATTCTCATCCATCATGTCAATTAAATCTTGAGCATTGAACATGAGTGAACGAAGTTGTGACATTGCCATATCACCTTCATAATCATATTCACGTGGATCTTTTGCCTCTCTGATTGGCGATACAATCGTAGGTGCTTTAAATGTTTTCTTAGGTGGTCCAGACACAAATCGTCCTTTCTTTTCTAATTGTTCATCAATCTCTGTTTCTTCAGAAACTCTTGATGCTTTCATGATACCACGAATTAATGGTGCTTTGAGTTGCTTATGTCTTGGTACAGCAATATGCTTATCTGACTTAGGATGAGCATAAACATCATGCCCACCACCTGTACGTTTCAATTCCCAACCAGACTTTTTCAGATGAGCATGAACATCACGTGTCTTCATGCTCGACTCTGGCATCTCATCAAGTTGTTCAACTGATTCAACTTTATATTTCTTTTTGATTTCGGCCTGCTTTGCAAGTCTTTCTCTGTCATCAGAAATGCTATAAGAATGACCTAGTTCTTTGTAATAGTCGGGATGTGGTAGTCCCGACTTCTTACGCAGAGCCATTTGTCGTTGATGTAGTTTGTCTGCGATTGACATAATTAGTCTTTCTTAGCCATTTTTGTAGCCGTGGCATACATTACTGATTTTGCTCTTTCACCATAACGCTGTTTGAAACCAGAAAGACCCTTCTTCATGCCTTTAACATACTCTTCTTTTTTCTTGGCTTCACCTTTTGTCAGTTCACGCTCATCGATTTGCTCAACTGATTCTGGCATTGTCTTTACACCGACAGTTTTACCAGCGGCAATTTTTGGTTGTTTCTTCTTAGCTTCAAAACTTGCTTTTTGATCTTCATATTCTTTTGTCCACTCATCATTTGTTGGCTCTTCAACGATTGTTTCAACAACACCATTTACTTTGTCGGCATCAATGACTTCAATTGTTGTACCGTCAATGTCCATTTCTTCTGTTTCAATTGGTGCTAGAACCTTCAGTCCATGCTCATTGTACAACTCAAGCATTTCTGTGAATGATGCTGACTCATTGACACGTGTTGAACGCTTGTAGTTTTGACGGGCACCATAGCCATGACCTTTAGGACGACCAACTTTTTCCGGATGATCATCATCTTCAGCATTATGTTCAAAGTCACGCTTATGAACAAGACCTGTTGCTGTCTTTGTGACTGAACCTGTTGCTGTCTTACCAGCATCCATGCGCTTTTTAGCATCTGCTACAGTTGGAAATGCTTCGTTCAGTTGCTCTTGTTCAGTTGCTTCAACTTCTTCGTTTGTTTTTTTGCCATAATAATCATCTTTGTAAAGGCGTGACGTTGCTTTACGCATACCTTTTACTCTATTTTGAACTTTACTCGGATTATACATTGAAGTTGATATTGCTTTATCTACATATTTGTGTAGTGCTTTTCTACCTGCTGGTGTATCACCAACTTCATCCAATTGTTCAACTTCTTCTTTCTTGATTACACCACGACCAACCAACACATCTTTGTGTGTAATCTTATCTTTTGGATGTGCTAGTGCTGCCAAAGATTTCTCTTTGTCGGTTTTTGGTGTTGAACCATGACTTGTTTCTGCCATGATTTTTGCTGCTGCTTCTGCGACACCTTTCAGTGCTTTGTCATTGAAAATTGACATGTTGTTCTCCTGATTTAGTTTTGTTATCTTGTGATCTCTTCCCAGTCCATCGATGCATAGATGTCTGCACCGGCTAGAGTGGTAGCAGCACACAATGTGAGTTCATACGGTGTGCCTGTTAGTCCATTTCTTTCTAACTGAAATTTAAATAATGCTTCTTTCAAAATATCAATTGGTGATGCACTTTGATTTGTTGCTCCTGTCCAGCCCGATGCTAATATTCTACCGCCGGTAATTGATGCACCATCAACTTTATATTCTACGGCAGAGTTATCTCCTGCGCTGACCCAAGTTCCAGCACCTGTGTTTGCAGCGGCTCTGACTTGCCAGTTATAAAATGCGTTGTTTGTAATACCTAAAATTGATAGTGCGGTCATAATCACAACGGCGTCTAAACGATTCTGCTTTAGTCGTATAGATAAAACAGGATAATATGTTCCTGCTGGTGCTCCCAAATCTACTGGTGAACCAATTGGTGTTTGAATTGCTTGTTGTGAACCATATAATTCATAACCACCCTCTGAAATTACTGTTGAACAGATTTGTTTCAAAGTAGAATTACTTGCGGTAACTCCAGTATTCTTGATTTCATATCGCAATGGTAGTGTTGCAGTTGTCATATAAGGAACTGTGTTTACATTATCATTGTGAAATATGTGTGCTGGAGTTAGTTTACCATCAACGACAAATCCACAACGAACATCACCAACACCAAGCCATTCAATATCCATCCAAAGAATATTTGTTTTGCTTACATCTAAACCACCAACGTGTTCAGCACCACCGGCTTGTGCTGAGTATCCCGTACCGTCAAACTTGTCTATATTCCAGTTTGATTGTGCAACTCTCTCCTCTGTAATCGTTCCTGATGTGTTGCTTCTCAATACAAAGTAATTTGTTGTGCCGTCATTCTCAAGATAGATGCCATTCTCAGCACCATGATAACCGACTCTTTGACGCACATTTGCTTTTGGCGGTTCCATAGCAAATGTTGACATCATCAACAAGGATTTACCTGGCTGGTATGAAAATACTTTTGTTGTCTCACGAATCACTTCTGCATTTGCTGTGGTACCTACAGTCATCACAACCATACTCTGATTGTTTACGAAAGCATATGAACTGTTTCCTGCGGTGTTTGATGTTGCCCACAATCCATTATCCGCAAAACGATGTGAACTATCAAATAGAGTAAGTGGTTGTGATATACGTAGACGACCAAACGCATCTGTCATAGTACCAGATGGTGACAAACGATCAGACATCATATTCACTTCATAACGAGTGAATACTTGTCCTGAATCTATCTTGTGTAGGTCGGTTCTAAACTGTGCCACTTAGCAATTCCATGCCTTTCTTGACCAATAATTTGCTGAAGTCTTATCACTTGTACCTTTAATGCCGCCTGATCTAGCACAGTATGATTTCTTACGTGCTGGTTGATCTTTTTTGATTGACAGATTCTTGTCACCAAAATTTATTTTTTGTGCTTTACCATCACCATCCGGATCGACGTAAACTTTTGATTTCTTTACGTCACCCGGCATAGGCTTGTTCAATGGTACTTCTTTACCCTGATATGTTGCTTCTTCTAAATGTTGTTTGAAAGTTTTCATTAGCAGTTCCATTTTCTTAATGCCTTATTTACACGTGAGTTTGGATCGTTTGCTGTTTTAGATGAAGTTAATCTTCTTTTTAAACCACTCATTCTGGCACAGAATGACTTTCTTCTATTTGCTGCTTTAGAACCAGGCTTCAGTTTGCTTGGTTTTGTTGTTACAGCCATCGATAGTTTTGAACCCGGATTCTCACGACGATATGATTCGATACCTTTACGATTTAGACCGCCAGACTCAGACTTACCTTCTTTACGCTGCCATGCTGCAACTTCTTTTAACTGATTCAACTGATCTTCTGTCAATGGACCATCGTCGGCTTCATATTCTTCTTTTGAAATTTTAGCAATCGCTTTGTTGACACCCATCTTCATCTTTGGCTTTGTGAATACAGGATTGTCTGCACCACCAGCATCACCTTCTCTCTCTTCTTTTACACATGAACCTTTAGCATATGCTTTTTTGCCTGGTGCTGGTTTGTAACCTGGCCAGCATCTTTCTGTCATGTAATCTTTGAACGATTTCATATGTAGTTTCTCTTTTTAAATGTTATAAGTGAGATACCTTTTTTCTTCAATTCATCTTCTTTTTGATCACCGATTGATGCTGTGGTTGTATCGCCAGTAAGTTCAGCAAGTCTACAATTCTTCATGCCATGTTTAGGGCACAACGCACCAGCGCCTGTGCCGTTACAAACAACTTGTGTTGCTTTTCCATCAACGTTTGGTTTTTCACCCATGTCTCTAGCGGGAGATTCACCAGCACCTGCCATTGAGATGCCCGGTTCTATTCCTTTGTCGATTGATTCTTCGACTTTTTTCTGGAAGTTTTCTTTGATGCTGGCAAGACTGATTGTTCTTCTTCCTTCGGCAACTGGCTTGTCAAGGGCTGGTCGATCTTTTCTTCCAACACTGGCTCTAACTTTTTCAAGTTCTTTGGCTGTTGGGGTTGAACTATTTTGTCCATAAACTGCTTCAATCGCAGAATTATCAGGTGAATGTACTTCATACAAATCCTCTTTGAGTTTTACAACATACCTCTTTCCTACTTTTGCTACTGTGCCACCTTTTTGGTGTGCTTCTTTTGCTGCTGAACCACGAATGAAAAACAATCGTGTCTTACCATTCTTGTCTGTCAATAGTTTTTGTTTCTTTGTTTCTTCACTGATCTTACCTTTACCATAGTTTGATACATTAATTGGTGCGCCTTTGCGTTCTGGATCAGGATCATGACGGCGTTTTGCTCTTACAGCAGCAGCACGTTCACTCTTAGACAGTGATGCTGCTTTTGCGTTTGACATACATTTTGGTTTTGGTTCACCCGGTTCTCTAGCGCAAGGACCAATCGCTTCACCTTTAGTATTGTATCTTTTCCAATTACCTTCTGGATTAGTTTTACTAAACCACTTACGCAAATCTTCTTTGATCATACCTCTACCCAACGTAAGTAGATTGAATGCTCCGGAATCGGACATTGTGTTTACTTCTTCTTGCTCTGTCATTTCTTCATCATCAGACTTGAGCAGACGAAGTGTTCGTGTGACTTCTTCTACCGTGTCACCCGTAACTGAAACTGTGACTGCTTCATTCATCTTAGCCATTTTGCTTTGGTGAGTTTCAACAGTCTTTGCAATCTTTTCTACTGGCACAAGACTACCGTGGACTGAACGATGTGTGACTTTACCATCTTTACCATAACGACCAAAACCATAATACTCAAGACCCATTGTGTTCATGTCATCATGTGTGCCAGCATCTTTGTGTGGCTTCATGTCGGTACGAATTGGTGCTGTATCTTTTTTACCCAACTCTGTAGCTATCCAACCTTTTGCTTCATCATTCTTTGGTGGTTTACCGACAAATTTTTGTATATTCTTAAAAAGACCCTCTAATTCTTTTGTCTTTGCTTCTACAACATCTGGTGATGCAGAACGCAAGTCTTCTGAATTATCAAACTCTACGTAGTTGTCACGAAATAGTTTACCAAACATTGGTCGTGCTGCTTGCACAGAATCCCATTTTTCTTTACGAATATCTTCTGGAACTGTGCGACCACCACGTTGACCACGTTCAATGTTTCTTTCTTTTGATACTTCATCGGCTGTGTTAACCATGATCATTGATGTTTCATAACCTAACTTCTCAAGCATCTCTTTGATCTTGGCATACTTTTCTGGGTCATCACCTGTACCATTGATGATTAGACCATTACGGCCATGTAATGCTAAACGCTGACGCAACTCTGTAACATTCTTTGCACGTTTACGAACAGCATTACGCTGTGCTTCTTCATCCTCAGGCATTCTCTTATCAAGACCTTCTTTGTCCATCAAATACTCAAGTGCTTTGTCTGAATTGATTTCTGTCAAGCCATGACCGTCTAGTGTTTTACTCAACACATAATCTTTGCCTGAGCCAGGACCGCCGCCAAGAAACACTGCTTTGAAAATGCCTTTGTCATGTACACCTTCACGAATGATTTCTTCGTGCAGTCTCATACCTTTACGCACATCATTGAACATTTGTTTGACATGTGCATGAGACATTGACGATGGTGCGCCTTTCTTGAATGAATCAAGATCGCCACTCTTTGCATGTTCACGCATCTTTGAAGCAGAAATGCCAGTCACACCTTCAGCATCAGGATCACGTTCGCCGGCTGAGTGTACTTTGATTTCTTTGAAATTGAAACGGGCACCTTCATGTGTGCCATTATACTTGTGTAACAGTTTGTGATATTCTTCTGTGCGGTCAGAGCCACCAACCATATGAAGATGAGTTACACCTTTCTTGTGAAGTGCTTCTGCATGATCAAAGAATGTTGGTTTATCTTTAGATGCTGCTGTGAAGTTCGTGCCAGGAAATGCACGTTTAGCGTGTTTGACTTTTTGATCTGCTGTAAGGGGATTTTTCTTAGCGTCCTGTGAGTGTGACAGAACGATGTGATGTGAGCCACCAACTTTGTCGGCAATCTCTTTGACTTTATTGACTAGTTTTTCGTGACCATTTGTAATCGGATTCATGCGACCAAATGCTAGGACGGCATGTTTCTCTTTCTGTTCACGTAGAAAATCTCTAAATTTCATAATCCCTCTACCTCTGCGGCAGTTGTTTCTGTTATTTAGTATTTAGTAGATTTCCGTTGCTCCTGTGCTGGCCATGACACCTTGGCAGTGTATTTTATCAAGTTCTACAAGACGGTCAGGATCAATGTTGAAGAAATGTGCATGTTCAGTATCAACACCAGCATCTTGAATTACGCCAATGTTTCTTCTGCAAACAATTGAGTAGTCATCAATCAGACTCGGACAAAATGAAAACAAACGAGTAATCAACAAATCGGTAAATGTTTCAGCAGCATCACCAGCAAGCCATGTTGGCATTCTTTTCTTGAACACATATTTTCCAAAGTGATCATGTTCAGCCACATCAAACTCATCATGCAGTGTTGTTCTTGCTGAAAACTTGTATATTCTACGAACAGAGTGTACAAGTTGCATCAACTCAGGTGCTTGTTTCAGAAGCATTATCATTTTGAGCATCAGCACATTCTCTGCTTCACTTTTACGACCAATTGATGCGAATTGTGCTATATCTTTGTCACCAGAAAAGTCTGCAATCAGATTTACCAATTGACTCATACTATCATACTTTTCTCTTTCTACTGGCTCTGGTGAGCCGTCAGCCAAAATCACAATGGCGTCTGGACATTTTCGTCTGAGTGACACAAGACCTTCAATCGTTTGCTCAAATCTTTCTTGTCGATTGAGTATGCCCATATTTGGATTGAGTGCAGATGTTACAATGAACAACTGTTGTGAGGGTATTAGTGCCATTCTACATCCGAAAATAGTTTGATTGTTTTGTAAGTTGCTTTTGATTTAATGACATGAACAATCGTGTCACTTACTTCTTTTGGTTCTAAAAACTTCTTTCTATCTGGGTGATTTTTTTGCATAGGTGTTTGTATACCACCAGGATGAATGCTTGTGACACGAATCTCATTCATCTGTGTGTGTAATTCTGCACCCAATGCACCAGCAAATGCAGTGATAGCATGTTTAGATGCGGAGTAAACTGCTTCCCATTCCATCTCTTTTAGACCAGCAACAGAATTGATGAAGAAAATGTCGCTACCTTTATTCAGTAACTTGAGTGCTTTTAGTGTTACATACATCGTGCCTTTGACATTCAAATCAATAATCTTGTCTATCGATTCAAATGAAAGTTCGTCTTTGAACAATCCCCACTCATACACACCAGCATTGTTTACAAGCACATCAATGTATGTGCCAATTGTTTTAAATGCATCTTCAACTTGTTTTGACTTTGTTATGTCGCATTCAACCCATTCAAATGTATCGGGATATGAATACAAGTCCATAGGTGGTTGTGAACGTGATAGACCATAAACAAAATAGCCCTCATCAATTAATCTACCTGCTATATCATAACCAAGACCATAACTACAACCTGTCACCACAGCAACCTTACGCATCATATCTCCTCAAAAAGATCAATAGCCAATTTCATTTCATCTTCTGTGATATCATTGACAATCTTGTAGTTGCCAATTGCAATAGGTAGTGGTGCATACTGATTGCCATTACGATGTTTGGTTGCATCACGCAGACTCTCCAACAAATACTTCATGTTTGTGAAGTCTTTATGAAATGTTTTCAGTTTCAATCTCTTTGCAACACCAAAGATTCGTTTCAATTGAACTGTGTCAATGTAACCACGAATGAATGAAATACACGAACTATACAAGCAGTCTAATGCTACTGCTTCACCATGTAACAACTCTGGTATGTTAGCCATCTCAATTACAGGACTAAATGTGTGACCAAAATCTACACAACGATCTAATCGTTTTTCCCACAGATTTGGTCCTAGTTCTGCAATCATATCTGTGATAGCAAGATTGATTACACGAACTGGCACAGCACCATACTGAAATTTTTCATCAATCAATATTTCTGCATTCTCTTCTAGCAGATGAAATAGTTCTGGTGATTTGATGACGGCAAGTTTGAATATCTCTGCAATGCCATTGACAATCTCACGTTCACTCTGTGTACGAATAAACTTTTTATCAATGTATGTCGCCAATGGTGGATAGTATGCACCAATACGATTACGTCTACCTAAATGATTGACACCTACTTTTGAGCCGACTGATGCATCAACAATCGCCAGAAGTGTTGTGGGGATTTTGATATATGGAATTCCACGACGATAAATGCTGCAAGCAAAGCCAACAATGTCAAGCAGGACACCCCCGCCAATTGCGATAATCGGTTCACGGCGTAACACTCCATTCTGTTCAAAAAAGTCTAAGATACGATCTACATTCTTCCAGTTTTTATTTTCTTCTTTGCAGTCTACACAAAGTATTTTGCAACTCAACTTGACAGCGCCAAAGTATGCTGCAATGCTATCTTTGTATAGATCATGCACTTCAGAATCAATAACAATAATTCTACGATCACTGTTCGTGATGTTTACAATATCTTGATTACTTGGGCTGAAGATGTCAGCAGAGTATGTAAGTTTGAATTCTACTGGTAGTTCTGTTTTGACTGACCAAGTTCGTTTGAACTTGTCATAATCCATCATAAAGTCTAAACTCATTTCATCGCCTTACTAAACAGTTTACATGCATGAACATAAAAATATTTTGCTTTATCAATATCACCAGCAAGCAGTTTGAACGGAAGCATACGAATGAACTGTGATGCTTCTAGTATATCTATGAGTTTCATTTTATCTTCTGGTAACTCAGAGATAAAGTGTTTGTTGAATGTCTCAAAGTGATCCACACCACCATGAGAAATAGACACATCAATTCCTTTTACACGAACATCATGATCGTTGATGAAGCCATAGTGACTACGAGAACATTGTAACACTTGTGCATAGTCAAGATACTTGGTGTTCCACATACTCTCATCATATAAGTCAATGAAGACAACACGATCTTCATTAAATGAATACATGATATTTTCTAGTGTAGGATTACCGTGAATGTTACACTCATCATCATTTTCTAATTCTGCAAAGTATTCTTTCAGAACATGAAGATAACCACCTATACCTGTAACAACTTCACCATTGAAATTGTAAGTGCCATAATAGAAGAAATCTTCAAACTCTTTTATTTTGATGGCATCTTCAATCTTCTGTTGTATCTCTTCAACAAAATAAAGTTTTGGTGTGCCAGCAATAGGTTCTTTTCTGATTGAGTGAAGTGTATTCAGTCCTCTCCAGACTGCTTGACTCATTCTGAAGATTTGTTCTTCACTCAGTGTGTCTTTACTAAGAATGCTTTTGATATCACGAAAGCCTTCAAGATATTCCAAATCAAACCATGCTTCAACACTAGTAGAATCTACATTTACAACTTTAGGAAACAAACCAGGATACAGTGTGTTATATTCTTGTAACTTCTTCAACTGAGAATACCAACGCATGAAACCATATTCACGATTTTTTATACGTGAGATTTCTTTGCGAACAATCTTCTCATCTGGTAGCCAGTAAGTTTTACTGAGTGAGCCACCTTTCAATGGTATAGTTGTCATTTTGCACCTAGTGTTTGCCTTGCTATCTCAATACCGTATTCTTGAGGACTGCCTAGCACAATCGTTTCTTGATTGCTGCCAAGAGGATTCATGAATACTTGTTTATTAGATTGTATCATACTTTGTATCACATCTGCAATATACAATTCACCATCTTTTTCGGCTAACTTGTTATAATATTCTAGGTAAAGATGACCAGTTAGAAAACCATAGAAGCCCGATGATGCATAAGGTGAGATTTGTTTCTTTTCCACAATTTCAATTACCGTGTTTTCAAATGCACGAACATAAGAATACTTTGGTGAATTACCCACAAACACATCAATGTATGCATCATGCTTTGCGGTCAAGTCATCGGCAATAAAATCTATACGACGACCCTTGATGATTGTATCTGCATTGTGTACAAACGTTGGTAAGTTCTTGTTGTTCAGTTGCTCAATGCCAATCGCTGCTGTGTGTGCTTGACCTTTTGTATCACCGATATAAAGAATATTACTTTCGTTCCATCCCAATGGCTTGATTGCTTCAACAAGTTGCTCTTTGAAATAAATGTCTCTTTTGTTGGCCACGAGAATAAGTTGATTGACCCAACCAAGATTCTTCAAAATATCGTATATGATTGTTTTGCCATTCCAAGGCAAAAGATATTTTGGTATGTCAAAGCCAACGTCATGGAAACGGGTGTTGTAACCCGCCATACAGATTATCAGATTCATTTGAGCCATTCTTCCATATCATTTCTCAAAAGAGAATGCCATGTGCTGTTATATTCTCCTGGTGAAAACGGATGATTGACATCACAATATACAAGATTCTCACCAACAAGATTGTGTCTCTTCCAGTTGGCACTCATGAAATCTTCCATCATGTATTGCACACCAGAATTGTAGAACTCATCAATGTGATTGTAAGCATCAGCATACTTGTCCATATTTTCGGATGATGAGAACGCAAACTGATCATTGCCAAAGTCACGATCAGGTGTCATGCGACAGTTTGGTATGTACAACTTACTATTGTCTAGTTCTTCAAATGGTATACGAGTGTTGATAGCAAAGTCAAATCGTGAACGAATGACCCAATCAAACTTCATTTCAAAGTATTTTTCGTATTCATACTTTGTTTTCATACACTCTCTGATTGCATACAACTGAGCATACGTTGACATACGACCATCTTTGACTTTCCAATTTGGTGATGGTGGTGGTGTGTTTGTATACTTTGACAAATCAACTGTAGGATTTGGTGATGTTTTGAAACTGTATGCATTATACTTTGAAGAAATCTTTTGCATCTCTTCAGCGGGCATTTCCCATGAATGCAGAAAAACAGTTACATCATTATCTTTGATAATATTTTCGTAATGATATGCATGGCCTTTTTCCCACATTCTTGGTTGGCCAGAGATACAGAGTGCTATTCTCATAGTTCACGCCCCACGTTTGCTTTGTTGTCTGTGATGCCAAATGGCTTGAGTTGTTCTTTTTCCATCACAACCATGCTGTTATAAAATGCTACAGAGTATAGATTGTGATATGCATCTAGTGCATCTTGTGAAATTGGTGAGCCTTGAAAGTGCTGCTGATTGACTATATCAGTTGCCCGCTTACAGTGTTCGGTGAATGTACCAGCACCACGAAATACACCACCCCATGGCTGTGGCCAATAACTTGTGTGAGTGTCTTCACAAATGTATACACCACCCTCTTTGATGTGTGGAAAAACTTTGTTGAGTGTAGTGATTTGATGATTCATTACATGTGAGCCATCATCAATTACAATGTCAAACTTGTTTTGTGTTTTGAGAAACTCATCCCAAAACTCTGGATCACCTTGATCACCCATCACAATCTTGACATCACCAGTATACTCATATTTCAAACATTCTTCGTTGATGTCAATGGCAACAACTGATGTATCTGGTCCAAAGTATTTCAGCCACATTTCAATTGAGCCACCACCAAGCACACCAATTTCAAGTATGCGTGGTGCTTTACCTACAAACTTCTTTAGATGTCTTTCATAAACATCAAAGTAGCCTGACCATTTAGTAGATGGTTTTTCTAATTCCCAAAATAGTTCTTTGATTCTATTTGTCGTCATATTTTGCCTCAATCACTTTACGCCATTCTGGCACACGATCATACTGATGTACAATAGTATACTCTATTCCTGTTGAAGTTACAACCTTGTCACCTTCTAATTTCGGTGATGGTTCTAAAAGATGTGGTCTGAATTGTTCGATCTTACTTGGATCGGCAGTTGTACCTAATTGACATGCCCAACCATCTTCGGATTTCATGTACATTGATGTTTTCACATATGGATGTCTTGATACCATTACATTGAATACTGCCTGATCTACAATTGGAATTGGTCTGTTGATACAGTTCAAAAATAACTGTAGCACCAAGTCTCTCATTGCATGACCTCGACCAGCAAGAACACCCACATTGAAAATTGTGTTGTTCTTGAAATCATCATAGATGCCTTGACCATAACATTGTGTGATATTTTCACGACCCCATGGCTCATCTTTATATTTCATGCTCTCGGAAGAGAATACCAAATCTTCTTGTGCTGAAAGATTCTCTTCTAACCATTCTACAGGATTCTTTTGAAAGATAACATCTCTTACGTCAGTAGTAATTACATACCGATAATCATTGCTTTTGAGTAATTTGTAAATGTGAACAAAACGTTCAACATGGACCATAAGGTTCGATTGATACGTCAAATTACCTTCAGTGTCTTGATTGAATGCAATGATTGAGAAACCTGCGTTAGATACTTTTTGTACGGTATCTTTATCACAGTTCATGAGAATCAGAACTTTGTCACCTTCAAAGCCTGATTGATTGATAGAATTGACCCAATATTTTAGTTTGGACCAATCATAGTTGTTGGCACAGCCTACAATCACATCTTTCATAATATCTCCAATAATTTATTTTATGTCTGTTGTTGCCCAGCTTCCTGTGTATTTTTTATATTGTTGTTGACTTTGACCGGGCGTGTCATCAAGATATTTAGCAGTGAGTTCAGGTCGACCCCACTCACCACCACCAGCCTTAGACACAAACTCTTGTCTGCTATCTTTGTTTGCCTTTAGATAATCTTTGAATGTTTTCATATCGTGAATGATGAGCCGCAACCACAAGTTGCAGTTACGTTTGGATTTTTGATTGTAAATGAAGCACCCATCAAATCTTCTTTATAATCAATCACGGCTTCATTCATATATTGCATACTCATACTATCTATGACAACTCCAACACCATCTCTTTCAAATGTAAAGTCATCATCTGCTGCTGGCAATTCTTCTAATGTAAAACCATACTGAAAGCCAGAACAACCACCACCTTGAACGAAAACCCTCAACTTCAAGTCAGGATCTTCTTCAGCAATAATTGTTTTGATTTTCTTTACGGCAGAATCAGATATAGTAATCATTATCCCCTCGTCAGTTTCAATACTTTTTGCATTTGCTTCTCAATAATTGGTCCACGATTTGGCCAGTGAATGTATGGTTGACTTGCGGTCTTGTATAGATTTGTCAGAAATGGCATAATAATTTTTTCTACTTGCTGAAGTCTTGCTTTGTATTCTTCAACAGTTTCATCCTTCTCCGCAATGACTGCTTGATATTCAACTTCATCTACAGCACTGAAGCCAAAGTCGTCGTCTGCATATTCTGCTAAAATTTTATTGATATCGTATTCCATTACTTATCCCATGCTTTCTGTGCGTTGAAATTTTGTCTGCTGAATTCTAATCTGTCTACCAGTTTCAATGCTTTGCCAAGATGATCAACGGCAACAAAACCTTCTGGTGCTGTAATACGGAAACCATCATCTGTGCGAACAAATGTGCCAATGCTTTTGATAGTTTCTAACTTACGAATGATCATTAACTTGGCATCAACAATAAGGTTCATCAAATCGAATGCTTGTTTCAATTGAATTGCATTTGAACGGTAGAAACGCATGACTTCATTTTTTTCTTTGATGCGTTTTTGTTTTGTATCTTCTTTCTTTGCTGCCAGAATTTCTTTATTCAATTTTGCTTCAACCCAGTTTATCAACTCTTGTGTATGAATTCTGGTGTCAGCAATCTTTTTACCTTCACGAACTTTTGTATTGTTGAATGTTTTGATTTGTGTAAGAAAAACATCCGATGCAGCAATACGATTCAGTGTCAATGCAGGAATCGTATTGAAAACTCTGCCCGCATTTGAAAGAATAGATGTAATTGCTGCCGTTTCTTCTTCAGTAAATGTAACTGAGCCTGACGCATCAGTAAATGAAGCATCACGAAACCAAACATCTTTTGTTGGCTTCAAATGTCCAATGTCAATGTTGTATGATGCCTTCATTGTCTCTAATGTTTTACCAGAATATGATGTATGAAACACAACACCAATTTGTGCAGCCAACATTGTCTGTGCTAGTTTTGATTTTACTGGCACAGCATATACGATTGTGTTTGGTTGAAAAATAATATATTCTTCACCAGCAATTGTTTCTTTCTTGATGTCACCTTTACTAAACATCATGTCACCTTGCAATACACCCTTGATGCCCAACTTAGATAAGAATGCAAGTGCAAGTTTTAGTTTTTGATTTAGTCCTTCACCCGGATGATTTGCATCAATATCTTCATCAGTATAATTCAATTTTGCATTTTTTGCAAATACTGATTTAGTGCCAACGAAAAATTTACCGTTTTCCGGATTTGTGCCAGCAAAGATAGCAGGTGCGCCATCCCACTTTGTAGTCACATTTATTTTCGAACCCGTATGACCAGCAAGCATATTGCGTAGTGAACGAAGAAAATCTATTGCTTCACGTGCGCCAGATACACCACCATTTAATACGTTATCTTCAAGATGTTCTAAGTGAACATTCTTGCCTTCTTTACTCTCTTTTATATAATCCATGAATTTCATTTTACTTTGAACTTTGTGTCGTTAGGGTATTCACCGGCTTTTGAGTTTCTCAATTCAATAACATAACTTTGAAATCTATTTCCACAATAAATTGTTATTTGTTTAGATTTGGGGTTGGGATATCTAATATCAGTAACTTGAATGTTGCTTGTCAATTCATTTAATTTTTTTCTATCCAACCAAAATACTTTCCATCCTTGAGTTTGTTTTCTTACATAAAAATAATTCATACCCCAGGCTCGTTCAAAGATTTTTTTTATTTCTGTCGGATTAGCCTTCTCAACTTTAATTTTTTTTCTTAACGCTTTTTTCTTGTTTCTTATGTCAAAACCTTCTTGAATTTTATTCAAATCTACACCAAAAGCATTTAGAAATTCTGCTCCCGCAGATTTTGGTTGCAATTCACCTGTTGCATTAAAAAGAGATGCTGCACCTGAATAAGAACTAAACGTATCTCCGTTTACATCTTTTAAAGAAATAAACCAGTTATTGTTTGTCGTATCTGTTAAAACAATATCTCCAATAATTGCACCCAACTTCTCAATTGGCACACCTTCTTTTTTTGTTGAACCTTTTCTTTGGCTTACAGATTTGATTTCAACCGAAGCAAAATCTTTATTCGATTCATTTAATTGCTGAATAACACTGCTATAGTCACTAGAGGTTTTACTTGTCGCAAACGCTTTTGCTAATCCAGTTACAGTGTTTGTCTCAAAATTTTCACCTTTGTTTGCACCTCTTCCAATTATTAAATCAAAACCCTGCCCATCATACTTAAAAGTATAACTTGGAAATTTTGAACTGTTTGGTGAAATTTGATTATACTGTATTGAACTTATATCTTTAGATGCTGATCTTAATAGTTTTCCTAAGTCGTCAACCAATTTTGCAGATGTGTCTTTATTTTTATCAATTAGTTGCAATCTATACTCTCGTACAGTTTTTACGATCTTACCCGGTTTGCCAGATGGAGCAAGAGGTGCAACTTGATAGTTGTATGACTTTAGAATAGAATTAAAAAATTCACCTATTTTTAAATATTGTTCTGTGGATAAAGCCATCAATACTCCCTAGATAATAGAGTATTTATACTTTAAAGCCCCCGAACTTATTTTTCATTCCCGACTGACGTTCACGATCACCAAATGTGTTCAGTGGCTTGTCATCAACTTGACCGGTATCTACCAAATCTTCTTGTGCTGACTGTTCTACATCATACAGTTTCATTTTGGCTCTGTCAATACCCACAACAAATCGCTTGAAATAGTTGGGATCATTGTAACGATTCTTTAGTTGCTTAATTAGTATCTGATTCAATTGTTGCAACTCTTCGGTACTTATCAAAGCGAACATAAAGTCTGCTGTGGCTGGCAAGCCGAACGATTCAGAAGTGTCTTCTAAGCCGGGATCTGAGCTTGTGAAGCCGCTTCTAGTGGTCTGTGTGGCTGATACTATAGGAACATCAAACTCGACCGCTAGACCCCGCAATTCTTCTGCAATTGCCTTAACATAAGAATAACTATTTACGTTAGCACCAGGCTTGATTCTAGCACTTGCACAAATGTTAAGGTAGTCAATAAAAATGATGTCAGGTTTGAAACTTTTCTTGAGTTGCAATTCATTTAACAATGCTCGAAAGTGAAGTGCCGATGCCGCTGCTGTTGGATACTCTTTGATGATGAGTTTGCCATGCGTTTTGACTTTGAGTGCAGAGAACTTTCGATCATAGTCTTGCTTAGAAATTGAGTTCAGATCAGCAATATCAATATTCAAAAGATTCGCATCAATACGTTCAGCAATTCTCTCTTCAGCCATCTCCATTGTGATATACAATACATTCAGACCTTGTGCCAAACAAGAACCAGCCACATGACACATGAACAATGATTTACCAACACCAGTACCAGCAAGTGCAATGTTCAGTGTCTTCTTTGGTAGACCACCTTTGGTAATCTTGTTGAACAAATCTAGATCAAATGGTATCTTTGTTTCATGACGATGATAGAACTCAAATCGATTGTCAGAGTCATCAATGTAATCGTGACCAACAGACCTGTCAAATGACACACCAAGTGCATCGCTCAACAACTTTGGTATCATGCCTTTGTCTTCTTTGTTTGCCTTGTCATCAAGAATCTTGACAGACTTCATGATGGCATTGTAGATTGCTTTGTCTTGACAAAACTTTTCTGTTTGCTTGATAAGCCAATCTACATCAGTTGGATTGTCTTTGTCTGCATTGATTTCACGAATCATTTCGACTGCTTTTCTGATTTGATCTTCAGTCAGTTTGCGTGATTCAGTAAAATTAATTACAAGAGATTCGTATGTGGGAAGATGATTGAATTGTTCTACGTGGTCGTTGATTTCGTCAAACAAAATTTTTTCCGTTTGATCTGTGAAGTATTCTGTTTGTATGAAGGGAATAATTTTTCTTGTGAAGTCTTCATTGAAAATTAAGTTCTTCAGTATGGTAGTTTCGAGTCTTTTCATCAGGCTTTTCCAAAAGTATTTCCGTGAGAATGTCACCAATCATTGTAACAAACTCTTCATCATTTTGCAAGTCATCTATATCAAAAGATGATGGATTTATGATTGTGTAGTCAAAAGCAAGTCGAGCAAAACTACCTTCTTCAACTATACTTGCCTTGCCATATTGATAGATGACACCAGCATACTTACCTTTGAGTATGCTGATGTCGGTCGTATTGTCTTCTTCAGACGGTAGAAAATGAAAGTCTTCGTCAATCAGATACTTCGGTTTCTTCTTCCAAGGTTTCAGTTTCGCCCATAATGCTACTATAAGTGATTTCATATTTCTTCCTTACGAATTCTTTGAAACGTTCATCAGCAAGAATATCTTTCCAGAATTCTTCTGTTTGTGTATCTGCGAATCGTTTCTTCTCAAGCACTTCACCAGTTTCTTGATCTACTTTGGCGTACCAACCGTTGCTTGGTTTGGATACGAAATTACCTTCGAGTGCAATATCAAGTAGACCAGACCACTTGTTAATACCACCACCAAAAGATACAGTAACAGGTATTTTAGATTTTTCTCTGACATATCTACTTTTTTCTACATTGATGATAAAGTTATAGCCGACAATCTCTGTACCATCTTTGTCTTGTTGACGACCAAGAATCCAGATTGTGTCTGCTGAGTAATAAGAGCCTGTGCCACCACCAACGATGTCTTTTGGGAACATACCAATCTCTTTGTATGTGTGATTGACAACAACCATTGGAATGTCTTTGATTGTCAAATGTGGTGTGACCATACGAAACAATGATTTCATCTGTTTTGCTCGGCTCATATCAGCAACAGACTTACCTTCGATTGAATCTTCAACTTCTTTCTTTGATGCCAGATTGCCAATCGAATCTAGAACAATAATTACTTTGTCAGTCTTTTCAATATTCTGTAACTGATTCATAATGTCGTGTTTCAATTGTTCAACATCAGTGATTGGTGTGTGAAGTACACGTTCAGTATCAATACCAAATGCATCAAAGTAACTTTGTGGTGTGCCAAACTCTGAATCATAAAACAAAACAACAGCATCATCGTACTTGTTCATGTATGATTTTGCCATGAGTAAAGCAAATGCTGTTTTGAAGTGTTTTGATGGACCAGCAAACATCGTCAGACCTGGTGTCAAACCGCCATCTAGATTGCCTGATAGTGCCACATTGATAATAGGCACATCAGTTTGAATCATATCTTTTTCTGTGAAGAACTTCGATTTAGAAAGCACCGATGTTTCTTTGATTGTCGATGACTTCTTTAGTTTGTCAAGTACGCTCATTCATATCTCCAATATCTGCAATTTTGTCTTTTGGTATTACGGTGTGCTTATCATCCACAAAGAATGATTCTAACGTGCGTGATGGTGTGCTGTCAAGTTTTTTCTTCTTTATAACCTTTTTGATTGGTTCAATTTCACCTTTGTCTTCTTTGATTCTTCGATATGTTTGATTTGCTGCAATCAGTAACAATACTGCCAAAGGATCAAATACGATGATAATGATAAAGATGACCAATCGTACTGCTTTGTCGATTAGATCACGATCTTGTGTGCCATAAACCACTTCTGCCACATATTTTATAGGCCCCAAATCCGATTCAGCCTTCTTAACTTCCAAGGATAAAGGTAGCTTTTCCTCTGTGAGTATCTGTATCTCTTTTTGAAGCCTTTTAGTCTCAGCAATGATTCTCTCACGGTCTTTCTGTTGGGCTTTGCGGATTTGGTTCGCCCGTTCGGCACCCTTTTCGTCTTTCGAGCGACCCATAACTTGATCGACAGCCTCATCATACTGACTAAGGTTCTTGTTGTTCCTATCGATCTGCGATTGAATAACTTTGATCTTTTCATCATAGATTTCTACCTTTGCTGCTTGTGGTGCTATGGTGCTTGAATGTTCAATATGTGCTTTCGACAGATAACCAAAAATACCCATTGATGTGATGCCCATCAACAACACCACAGCAATGAGAAAATAAAGTTTGAGTGCAGAGAATGTTGTCTTCCAGTGATTGTATACCCATGATACAGTTACCAGTTTTGCTGCTTCAAGCACAGAACCCATAATGATAATTGGCCAGTATGAACCTGGAAATATCTGTGCAAGACCAATCACTGAATAGTATGCTGCGATACCAGACAGTGCAATTGCAGTTATAAATGGTAATACTACATGTATCATGTGAAGAATGATTCGAGTGTATACTGTTTCTCTGTTTGCCAACCAATACAATCAAGAATTGATTTAATCGGTTCTACAAAAGATTTTTCAAATTGAGTTTCGTAATCAATGTATTCTTGTAGATTAAACTCTTTAGGCAATCTTGTTGGGAATGAAACTACCATATCTCTGAAAGGATTCGGCGTTTTGAGATAGGTAAACTTCAACTTCTCACCCTCTTGTATCAAAGGATACTTAGTCAACAAATTATGCTGCTTAAGGAAATGATTGTAGAGTATCGCACCTTTCACATGAATTGGTGTACCTTTTCTGTATATTGTAACAGAATCAGCATACTCTTTCAAGCCATTGCAACCTCTTGGGAAAGAAATATCTTCAACCGGCAGTTTACGAAACTCTTCTCTGAAATCTGACACAAATTTTTGTACAGTTTCTTCATCCGTGTTCACAATTAAGTCAACCAGTTTATACATCTTGTCACGCACAACGGTAGGTGTTGATGACTTAACCATCTCAAGACCCATGACCTTGAGTTTTGGTTTGGCGTACTGCACACCTTCATTGTTGTACACATTCAGAATATAACGTTTCTTTGCTGTCCAGATACCTTTATCAGACAAGCCTTCACGTTTCATTTGCATCTTTTGGTCGAACGCATGAACATATTCAGCAAGGTCTTGATAACTCTTATCAATGTATGGTTGAATTTTCTCTTCACAGATTTTGTCCATGAAGGTGATAACTTTCTGAGCCTCTGGTTTTTCTTTATACACAGAGTCAACCAGTGGACCAAGATTGAGATAGATCGAATCTGTATCTGAAGCAATAACATAGTCTTTGTCGGTTTTCAATAATTTGTTTAGATATTCGTTGAGTTTGTTTTCAATCCAACGAATTGACAATTGACCTGCTTGTGTAACAGCAAGTGCTTGTCTCAAATCATAGAACCGAAAATACTGTGAACCCATTGCACCATAAGCAGAGTTCAACGAAACTTTTTTAGCCAACTGTAGATTGTTATATCTGGCAATTAGCTTTTCAATTTCTTTTCGTTTAGTTACATCTTTTTCATTTTCATAGTCTTGTTGTTCCTTCAGCATCAACTTCTTGAACTTTTTACGATCTTCATACATCTCAATCATCATGGCTGGCAAGAAGCCTTGTTTGTCTGTGCGAAAGAACTGACCGTTTGGTGTAATTGTCACATTGTTCATCACACTTGTATCAAGTTCTCTGTCGAGCAAACTTTCTACTGATGCTTGCGTAGAGAGCCGACGCATATCATCTGTGTAATCTTCTTTCTCAACCAATGTTTCTGGTGAGATGTTGTACTGCATGATCAAATGTGGATACAGACTGTTCAAGTCAAATGATGCAACCCAATTGTGCAAACCAATCTGTGGTTCTTTGACATATGCACCTTCAAACGCTTCATTCTTCTTGGCAACACGGCGTGGTGGAACAACAATCTTACGCTCAAGCAAATAGTTATATATCAGAGCATCCCACATTCTTGTTTGTGCAAAGATGTCATCATAATTTGTTTTGGTGTCATATGCCAGAGTCAATGCCAGTTCAATCAACTTCAATTTATCTTCGAGTTTCAACACAAGATGTACATCTTTAATGTTATACTCAATAAATTTTTGATGATCAAGTTTGTATAACTGATGAAGGTTATCATACTCATCATATGATAATTTACTTTCACCAAGTTCTACACTTGCAACTGTCTCAAGACGATAGTTTTCAATGTTCTTACCACCAGGCGCATACCACTGATATAGTTCAAGGTAATCAAGAACAGAGATGCCAACAAGATCATAGACAATCTGTTCTTTACCTTTGAACATAGTCTTTCTTTCTGAATAGACCGACCATGGTGATAACTTGTTTACTACATCATCGCCAAATAAACGTGAGAAGCGATTGACAAGGTAAGGAACATCAAAGAACTTGATATTCCAACCAGTAACAACGTCAGGCCAATTGCTTGACCAGTCAGTAATAAACCGCTCACACAAATCGATTTCATCTTCGCAGCGAATGTAAGTTTCTTCACCTTTTACC